GCGTAGAGGCTAAGTATTTAGAATTTACCTCCTGCGTGGGGAGTGTGATCACGATCTCCTGGCGCCGAGGGAGAGGTGCTATACAGTTGTACGCGTCTTTTTCTATTATTATCGCGCCAAACTTGTAGCCCAGGCGCTCCCAATAATTCATGGCGCGGGAGAGGCGCGCTGGATTCATATTGCTATCCGGACATATTCTGACGTCGGGGGGGTGGGCCCACTTCGCCTTTTGTTTAGGCTTAGATAACACGATAGCGGGATAAACCTCAGCACAATATATATGATCTACCTCTTTGTGAGGCGCACCAAGGGCCGCCATCAACACCCACAATATAGCCTGCATACTATAAGTAGTGTTGTTTTTCTATTCTTCGGCCTTCACCTCGTCTAGCAGCGCGCTGATTTCAAGGGCAGCGCAGTCAATCTTTCCTTTGCTGATGTGATAGTGGCTCACAAAGCCCTTAAACTTTCCGTACGCCACTTCCTGTTCGTATTTGGTGGAAGTTTTTTCAAATTGGTTAAGTGGTGTCTGATAGGGGATGTCTGCGCCGTGGTGGATCGCCTTCCACAAGGCTTTCAGCGCCTCAATTTGGGCCGGATAGAACCCCAAGAAAGGGCCGATCTTGTGGCCGTGAACCCACGCCTCTTCAATAACGGGGCGCGCTCCGAGGCCTTTCCCCACATACCACTCCTGATACTTGGGATAATAGGCGTTAGTGATCTCTACACCAACCGACGGTCGGTTGGTGCGCTCAGAGCCAGCATGCCATGCGGCGTGTTGCATGTCCAATGTCTGGTAAATGGTGCCATCATTGTCGATCAGGAAGTGCACCGAAATGCCGCGCTTATCCAGCACGCGTTGACAGGAAGTAGAGGAAAGACACACATCCCAATGATTAACAAAATAACGCAGGGTGCGCTTTGGGCGTCCTGTGTAGTCATAGTAAGTACCGGGGCGGCTCTTAAGGCCGCCCTTTTCAGACCACAGCACCACTTTATCCCACTCAATAGGATGAAACTCCCCATTATATACAATATAGTTCGAGTAGTGACATTCTTTTGGCTTGTAATCCGCGATGTCAGCTTGGCGTGCTGTCCAGGCGCGCCGAAAAGTCATAGGGCCGCACAAGCCGTCAGACGCTAGGCCATACTCTTTTTGCCATTTTTTGATTGCGCGGGTGAGCTTGTCGTCAAAATATCGCTCCCCAAACCATGTGGGATCCCACCCCAGCTTGGTGGCTGAGGCCTCATTATAAAAGTTCTTATCCATCTATTTTCCCTATTTTTCAGCTATTACTCCAATGATGTAATTATCTTGTACAACAGAATATGTCTTATTATTAACACTTATTTCTTCGATCATACTAGCATCGGCTACAACGCTGCAACCCATGGACAGATCAAAACGTACATCGGTGGCCCACCCTAGGACGCGCAATAGGGAATAGCGCTCTTCAGGGGGTTTATAGTCTGCCGGTAAAATAATTCCCATGTCGTTAAGCTCCGCAACTTTGGGATTAGGATCTACCAAAATATATCGATTAACGGGTTGTAGCACGGGCCTGCTCCTTTTGTACTTCACGAGAGATGTTGTTCTCCTGAATTTGAAACTCTGATAATGTCAAAAAAGCTTCTTCTCTTCGGCCGCAATGCCGACAACAAAGACTTACATTAACGTGACCTCCCACCATGGAGCGGATGTTGCCGGTGGGGGCCCAATAACATTCTTGCTGGGTAACTTCGCAGGTTTGCTTCGTTCTCTTTTCACTTAAAAGGTGATTAAAATTCACTATTCCTCCTATATGGTACATGTGTCATTAGTACAAAACTTTACACCACTGCCCCCGTCATCAGTTTCTATCTTCTGGATGGGCGTGATTAGTTTCATTTTCTTTTCATATTCTTTCTGAGTGATCGGCTCATAAGGAGCCTGTTTGTAGCCCGTCTCTTTATATCTGAGAAACGAGACAGCCTTTAGGCGCGTTTCGTATAGTTCTAGCGCGCTTTTAATTTGTGGTGCTTCCTCATCTTTAAACGTAATGGTGACCGAAACTGCGTTATCTGCCCAATAATATTGATATTGAGCCGCGATCTCTAATTGTTCCCACATTGAAACATCCCGTTTTCCTTTATGGAAATAGGGCTCATGAACGGGGAACTCCACGCATACTGTATTAGGAGAATACGCATCATCTTCAATAGTATACCCTGCTTTTTCAATAGTGTCAAGTAAAGAAGAGTCCATGGAAAATCTAATACGTCGAATATAGTATTCATCTTCGGGGAAATGGATGCCGGGCGTAGAGCCATTCAAAAGAGAAACGGTGCCGGAAGGCTTGATCGAAGTTGTGCGTACCGATTTAGGGACGCAGAGCCAATCCGAATATTCCTTGTCTAAGTGTTGGATGTGGGCATATGCGCGATCACACCAATCTAGCATCTCTCGGCGGCCGTGCTTATTAAAGGCTTGAATAATTCCAGACTGCGAAAGGCCAATGCGACGGTTTTTAAGCATCTTCGCATTAGTCTCAGGCCAATGAGTGTTTATGAGTGTCACCGTTTTTCCATACAAATAGGCACACTTAAGAGTTTTGAGATAATCTTCATAAGAATCGTGCTTCGCGGGAAATGTCTCCACCAAACAGCAGCATTCGCCATCATGCAATTGTTGTTCCGAACACGGATTAAAGCCGGCCACGTTTATATCGTCCAGCCTCTCATCATCTTTAAATCTCCCTTTGGTTTGTGCATTTCTAAGCCATATATATCCGGGTTCTCCATTTTTCTGAGACTGCTGGGCGTGCCACTCATAATCCATTCCTACTTGTGCGTTAAATGAGTTGTTGGAGCCCCATCGATGGTGATACAATTTCTCTTGATCGTTCTTCATTTCAAGATACCTCTTGTCATCATAGTTGCCCATAGCTAAGGCAGCAGATCTGCGCACATTACCAGATACCACACAGCGGCCAATTAAATTCTCTGTGTCTACGATGTCTACAGAAGTGATCGGCTCTCCGATCTTCCCCGAAAACAATTCGGTAAGATTTTCATGCAACTCAATGAGTGGATCCGGGCCGGAGGAAGTTCCCCCAAATCCTCCAATCTTGGCGCCATAAGGCCGAATGGCAGAATAATCAAATTTGGGAACTTTATAGCCAAAGAAAAATCCATCCAATAAAGTGTGTACTGAGTTTACCCAGCCTTCTCGAGAATCTTCAATAACCAACGTGTCGCCAGTGTACTCTGGCTCTTTGATGGTAAGAGTGTTGGCGCCCAGAGTATCAAACCCGACACCGACGCCCAGCATTAAAGCGTCCATCATCCACGCAAAGAGGTAGCCCCCCTTCGTGGACAGCTCCTTGGTACTACGAAAGGCGCAGTTAAATAGGGCGGCGCCGGTCTTCTCTTCAACAAACTTAGTGCCCATCATCCAAAGGCCGCGGCCGGGGGGTGTCCACTTTAAATTAAACAACCGATCATACGCATCCTTGGCCGTCGTCTGAGCCTTGTTGTCGCTCCACTCTAAGCCTAGGCGAACTACGTGCTCTTTTTGCACATTAAACATGCCTTCAATTACTCGACGGCAGGTCTGCCACCATTCTTCGGTGCCTTTTGCGTTGGGATCAAATTCGGCCAAACGACGCGAATAAGTGCGCTTAAACGTGACATATCCGATGGGGCCCCAGGGCACCTCTGCGTTCTTATAAGGTTCCACAAAGGTGTCTGATAATCTAAAGCGGCGTATAGTTTCAATTGTTCTCATTTTGGTGTTCTATCTCCTTTTTCTGAACTTTTCGTAACGATTTTTTAAAATCTCCTTTTGTTCGCTAGCGCTTAGCGGGAGCGGGTTCTGCGGGATCTGTGTGGCAGTAGCAGCGGGGGCCAACGTCTGTGTGAGTACTTTAATGTTGACATTCGCCGGCTCCATAAACATGTCATGAACAAAACCGTCGGGGCCATTTCTGTTCTTAGCTATAAACATCTTTCCACGATTATTCTGTTTATCCTCAATGGTTCGGGAAACCGTGAATATAAAATCTGCCACGAAACACTTATTAAAAGCTTCAGAGATTTGTTCCATGGTGATTACCTCTGCGTTTAAACCAGAGCGATTGGTTTGAGAAGCAGTCCACACTGGGCACTCAAATTCTTGCGCGATGGCGCGGATTTCTTCATAAATTGACTCTAGTTCATTACGCTTCTCTTTTCTAACTGTAACAGGCTTAAGCAGATCGGCATAATCAATTATAATCATGCCCGGATTAATCCCACGCTTTACAAGGCGCGACAGGTGAGACTTGATAGTATTGGTGGATGCAGATTTAGTAGGATATTCTTTAACAATCAGCTTGCCGTCGATATCTTGAATCTTTTCGTAAATTTCATCTTTAAAAGTAGTTAATTCCGAAAGAGGATAGCCCGTAACACAACTATCATAACGACTTGCCACCACCATGTCCTGTAGTTCCAGCGTATAATGGATTACGGTCTTGCCCTCTTTCAACGCTTCCGCACCTAGGTGAACCAGAACCATGGACTTGCCCGCACCTGTGGGGGCGATCACTACTCCTAACTCGTTTCTTCCTAGGCCGCCGTTGCAAATTTTATCGATATCGTGCCAGCCGGTTGTGACGGGGTTGCGAAATTTCGGTTTAAAGCGTTGTTCGAAATCCGCCAGATAATCATATCCGAAATTATTGTCGGAGCCCAGCTTAATGGCGTCGTTGATGACTTTTGAAATTTCATCAAACGAGCATGTCTGCAAAAGATTGACAGACTTCATCATTGCTTCCTTAAGTTTTTGCTTTCGGCAAAACTCTAAGGCAGTTTCCTTAATATAATCAATTTCTTGAAGTTCGTGCGCATGAATACGAGCAAAGTATTCTCGTACCTGCTTGCGCGAGATTTCATCTTCGCGATCTAATTCGGTGCGCAAAATAGATATGAAAGCTTCCAGAGAAGGATGCTTCTCGTACTTAACGCGATATTCTATAATCTTGCTAGCGAAAATACGAAGGTATTCGAGATCTAAAAAGTTGATATCTAACACTTCGGTGATCTGATCGGCGAAGGGGCGATCTTCAAAAATTAGTTGCACAAGTCCCTCTTGGAAGGACTTTCCATACCTCCCAAAATCTACTTTTTCTGCTATCATAGTGCCTCTCTTTGCGTTACTATCATTATAACAAATTCTCGCCGAAAGTCAAGCAAAGGAAGCTGTTTTGTGCCTTTTAATTTTTGACCTCGGTGAGCCATCTTTAAATAGTTATCAATCTTTTTGAATGCATTCTAAAATTATTAGCGGTCACATTCTAAAGCTATTTTGTTAAGGGAGGCCTTCAAATCTTCCCAATTTAATTCTCCGAAGCCATCGGCGATCATCATCTTTAAGATCGTAGTCTTATTGAAGGAGCATTCGAATTCTTCAATCGCATAATCAGTTTGCTGTTTTGCCTGCACCGACATTTGCGGAGAATATAATTGCATCATCTTATAGTTGTGTTCTACTATCTCTTTCGCTTCAGCCACATTTGAGTAAAACTTAGGCTTCTGGTCAGTTTCTTCGCAAAACTCGATCACCTCATCAATGGTTATGGTGCGTTCTTCTTTTAAGAACGGCAAGCGTTTCGCTACTGTTGCAAGGCCGGCGCCCCTAACTCCTTTAAGATTGTCGCTAGCATCGCCTACAATTGAGCGGGCCAGAGCCATATTCGTGGGGTGAATTCCCATCTCTTCAACGATAGAATTACTGTTCATGATCTCACGTTTGGTGGGGCGATACAACACAGTTTCTTCATCACATAGTTGCATAAAATCCTTATCATTGGAAACTATAACTTTTTGCCAGCCCGTATAATAAGGCATCTGCACAATATGAGAGATCACATCATCGGCTTCAATCTCTGGCAGCATCGTCTGAATGATAGGCATTTGGTTAAGATACTCAATCAGCCGAGACTGCTGCCAGATCTTATTCTGCATCTCTTCATCATCTGTTAAGTTATGAAATGCGCGATTAAGCCTAATCGGCTTTCGGCCTTCTTTGTAATTCTTATCCATGGATTTGCGCTTGCGAGAACCGTCGGGTCCATCCCAAATAATCGCGATCTCATTTGGACGAATATCGCGCACAAGCTTTTGTAAGATCTTAATGAACCCTTTCATTCCACCAATGGGTTGGCCGTTGGCAGAGATAGAAGGATCCACGATATAAGCGCGGAGGTATGCGTTCAACGCATCAATAACAAGTAATCTTTTCATCTTTATTCTGGGTCCGCGTAAAACTGTTCCGCCGAGCCCTCCCTTTTGTCAAACTTCTGAACGACTTCTTCATCCATTAAAATTATAATACGTTTGCGGAACTCTTCATCGGACTGTAGTAGTTCAGTCCATTTAGAGGGTTGGAATTTCTTTTCATATCCATCGGGCATCTTAAGTGTGTACCATGCGCCGGCACTCGTTAGGTGTTCGGAGCTTTTAACGGCATCGAACCAACTTTCCTCATCCCGAATGCCAATCTCATCGGTACCCCAAAGAATACGGAAGGCACAATTTCTGCCTTGTGTGCCGAAGCGAGACTTCTCTAGCTTAACTTTAACTTCGGATCCAATACGAAAGCCCTTCTCATCTTCGATAAAGGCAGACTTTGCCTTGCGGCCGGTCAACCAAATACGCAGCGAGTACGAATAGTGCATAGCTTTTCCGCCGGGCGTCATGTATGGGGTTGTCATCGCAATAATGCGAGCATTCGGGCCGCTGGGAATGTTGGTCTTAAGCTGGTTAAGAACCAAAAACGTTGCTTGTTTATCGGCAATTGGGATTAGCAGCTTCGACATTCCCTTCGCCAAAATACGAGCCTTCACTGCCATCGAAGATTGAGGGTTGAAATCCCCTTCGACGTCGGACACAGAGGGCGTAAGGGCCAGGGAATCCCAAATAAACAAGAGCTGTTCATCGGTGGCGCCCAACAATTCCTCTACTGTCTCCAGCACAAACTCCACAGAAGCTGCCTGAATGTACATTAAACGCTCTAGGTCGCATCCTGCTCGCTCTAAGAAGCTTGGGTCGATGGCAGACTCGGAATCAAAGTAAATGACGAGCTTGCCCGATTTCTGAGCGTTTGCGGCCACTTGGGCTGCGAGGTATGATTTTCCCGTGCTTTCAAGTCCTGCTAGTTCGGTAACTTTGCCGACGGGAATTCCCGCTACTTTGCCCTTACAGACAATAGAATCTAGCCAGCGCGAGCCAGTAGAAATCCACTCCTTTACTTCGGTGGGATTCTCACCTGTTAAGTCGTGGGCCACATTTCGGCCGGCCTTTTTGTTTACAAGCCCCATTAGGTCTTGCATTGATACACGCCCAGCCTTAGAGGCGGACTTGGCTTTTCTCGCCATTCTCTCTCCTTGTTAAATAAAATGGATGCAGGGGATGGATTTGAACCACCGACCTCCGGGTTATGAGCCCGACGAGCTACCAAACTGCTCTACCCTGAACTTAAAAGCGGCAGACTTTACACCGGTCTGCCAGCGGCCTAATTATACGCTAGATGTGTCCCACCCCTTTGTCGCGATGGAGAGGGTGAATTTTCCATTGCCGCTATTGACAGGTACTTCATAAAATCCAGTTTCAGAAGTTGTCCCATCAAGCTTTTGAGGTGCAATAAATACTCGATCAACAAGCTTCTTGCCGCGGCCTAACTTCGGATGATAGTTAAGTTGATTAATCTTTCGAATCGTCTCGATACGAGCTTCGTCAATATCTTTAACGGTCTTTCCGTTGGTTTTGTTAGTCCATACGACGGCAACGACATTTTTGTTACTATTTTCCAAAGTAGCAGAAAGTGAATTTCCTGCACTATTGTGAAAAACATGGTTTGTTTCACGAATGCTAATTAGCACGTGTTCATCCGGGAGGTTCGTGTTGGCGCTTTCGTCCACCCAATGTCTTAATTCCATGTTGGCCTTCTCACTGTCCCAAGTGCGAAACTTGCCGGGAATAGTGCTTAAGAACTTCTTCACCACTGCGTTGCGCCGGCGCATACCCATATTGGGATATTGCTGCGACACCGCTGCTTTCAAGTCCTTCTCGTAGCCATCAGGATCTGTCTTGTTTCGTCCCATGCTGTTGTGCAAATCTGCGATCACTGCTGGGGCGCCGCTAATTCCAACATTCACAACATCATTTAGCCACAGTGCGGCATCTTCATTGGTGTTGTTTTTGGACGGTAACGTGTGATCGTTGGCCTCGATTTGATAACTGGTTCGCTCAAAATCGTTAGCAAACTGCTTGATATTCGCTCTGATAAGAGACCATCTTAGGTCGTGACCGTTCTTTTTTCGTAATTTCGATATCGCAAGGTATCGATGGCCCCCATCAATCAACTTATAAACAGTTTGACCATCTTCGCTTTTGGTGCCGGTGTCCTCAATTGTGATTGGCACCTGCTGGCCATGCATAATAATGCTGTCCTGCAGTTCTGATAAGTGTGAATTATCAATTCCGCCTTGTCTGATTTGGGATAGGCTTTCCTCGCTTCCGCGAATAAAGTCCATCGAAACAGTTCGAACGTTTGTATCTTCCCATGTTGGGTCTTTTGCGCATGCGCGCATAAATTGCATATTATTCATTTTTCTCCTTCGGGCGCTCATGGCCCATTAAACCAGCAAAAGCTAATGTCCTGCTGGAGAATACATACATCTTCTTTCAATGATATACTATCATATCACCATAGAAGTTATCTGTCAAGTACAAAAGTGAGGCACCTGTAGTCCCGTGCCTCCCTGCGGAGTTCTTTTAAGCGCCGGCCATTAAGTCATCAAAGGCGCGGTCCACATCATTGGCCTTGTTGCCATAATGCGTTGTTTCCGAAGAGCGTTCTTCGGCGGTTGCAGATCCAGCCATCTGCTCGTCAAGAAGTGCGTCAATCTGTGCCGGCGTCTTCCGCTCAAATAGACCGTTAAAGTCTGGCATATTGTCTAACATTCCTGAAATTGCTTCTTCCTCTTCCAAAAGAGTTGACGTATTACGACGCATCTTAAGGTTCGTTTGAGGATATGCGCCGGGGCGCGTGGGCTTCGTATAAGTAAGGGTAATATCAGTTCCTTCCTTTAGGTCAGTGATATCTCCATACTCAGGATCGAGGATATATCCCAGCAAAAGCTCATATGCCTGCTTTCCATATCCGTAGACCTTGATGCCTTCCTCTTCTCGACCTCGCACAACAACGGGCGAGAAGTATCGCGTACGAACAAAGAGGCTCTTAGCAAGCTTCTTGCTTTCCTCATCGTTCTTATCTACTCCCTCACGCCACAGTTGTGTGGCGAACTCACAAATTGGGCAATCTTCGCCAAAGTTGCGCTTCGGGCACATAACTCCGCCCTTATGATCCCCCACATTATAGTGGAAGAAAAATTCCTTCAGAGGATCACCATCGGCAGTCGGTACAATCCGAATATCCTGATCTCCCTCGTCTGGTCTGAACCACACAGATGGTCCATTATCGCTGTTTCCTTCTCCTCGAAGGTTGGCCAGCTTTTGCCTCATTAGTTCCATATCAATTGACATTTTTTTCTCCTTATTCATGTCTAAAGTATATCAAGCGTTCCTTGATATCTAATATAACACCCTCAACGTACCATGTCAAGGGTTTTCTTGGATTGCGTTAGTGTGGGCAACGCAGAACCCAAAGTCTGTCTCGTAGGGAGACTCATAAACTGCATAGGTGATGTTCTTAAACGCATTTTTTGGTTTTTGTTTAAGCCTATCAATGATCTTTTGGTGAAGAGCCCCATCGTTTTCAAGTTTTTCCTTAGAGATACAAAAATAATAACACACATCACGCGCCATGTCAAGGTCAAAATACCATTTTTCTTCAATACGATTGGTGTCAAGTTGCCCGATAGCCCGGATTACCTGCACCTCTGACGGCGATGTAACGTTTCCAATAATAGGTTGTGTGTGATCAAACAAATTTTTATAATGAATGCTGTAATAGATTGATTTATTTATTGTCTCGAAATACTTCTTAATCGGAACATCGCCGATTATCTCTTCCAAGCGTGGATTGCTAAATATTGTAAATGAATTAAACAAGCCTGAACGCGCATATTCCTGCAGCACTCGGAACACTGCATTCTCTTGCAGCTTCGGAATGCCGATCAAAAGTTCCGTGTCGGGCTTGATGTAGAAAATATCAATCTTCTTATCTCTTATTTGCTGGAGAATGCCAAGAGTATAGTTAGAACACCGCGAGGCACCACACACAAACACCTGCACATGATCGTCCATATCCTTGAAAAGTCGCTTAAGCTTTGGAATGTGATCTTCGTACTCTTCAGGGGTGTCGAAGTGCTTAAGCTTATATTCGTGCGCAGTGTTTTTTTCAACTGTTGTGTTGAGCTTGTAGTACCGATATTCTTTATTTTCTTTGAACAACTCAACGATATTGCTTCCGGCTGAACCAATTCCCACCAAAGAAATCATAGCTTTAACTCCTTTAGATCGCCGTAATCTTTGCCGGCATTGACGTTGCTGGGAAACCTTCCAAGTTGTGTCTCTTCGAAGATTTCGCGCATTTGAGGCACAAGATCGCGCTCGCTGTCATCTAAATCTATTACGACTTCGTCATGCACAATATGAGAAACAAAAGATTTTTTATTTTCCAGAAAGGTATCTAAAGCAACTGCGCGATCAAGCGTCAAATCAGCACAGGTGCTTTGTATTAAATAATTAAGGGCGCGGTGGTCATCAACCGCTATGGTGCGCCGCATCGGAGTGTGGACTTTTTCCCCATCATAATATTCTTCCAATACTGCGTTGCGATCATATATTGAATCTTTAATGGCTTGAGAATTTGGATTATAAATCCAAGCAAAAAATAAAGTCTTAGCTTCTTCTCGCGGCATGTCGGGATTTTTGAATATGTTCCGAATGTTCCATTCATGGATATCGCCGTCGGGCTGTTCATGCCCCATCAATGCCGTGACTGTGCGAGCCTCGGCGCCATTGTAGTCCAGGCTCAAGAACCAATCATTCTGAGGCTTTATCAGTTTGCGGTGTGTTTTTTTCATTGCTAAAATGGGCAAGGATCCAGGGCCGGTGGTGAGGCGACCGGTAACAGTTCCAAATAAATTATAATCGATGTGGTGTGGTCCTGCAAGTATTTTTTTAACACTATTTCGATCAGCGCTGCTCACCAGCAAGTGTCGGCATTCATCGGGGCTAACTTTCAAGTTTTGAAATTTGATCTTATGCAACAGTGCATGCACCTCTTTCAAGTGCTCGTAGTTTTGAGGTTCGGAGTACTCTTCAAAAACGTGTTCTGTGATCTTGTTCCTTATCTCGCAAAATTCTAGCAAAAAGTCATGAGGCACAAGATCGAAAAAACACAACCTTCTCAAATCAATTTTTCCAATTTGAAAAGATTTCAAATAAGCCTTGAATCTCGCCTGATGACGCTCCAAGGCGGATTGCAAGTGTGTAGGGCACGCTTCTTGAAGTGACTTTCCGCCACAGCGCAGCCATGCGTAATCGACCTCATCGCTGCAGAGGAGACCCGTGTGTTTCCATGTTTTCGTGAGGTTTTGGGGCACCTCTTCAAAATGAAGAGAGCCGTCAACATACACACCAACACATTCCGACTTATCGTCTAAAGTTTGGAATATCATTTACTTTTTGGAAGCCCTCGTTCGTGCTCGATTGACCTTTTTGATGGATGTTACGGTGCCGCGGCCGCGTAATCCCTTAAATTTGCTTTCTATCATACTTGCTATTCTATCATACTTTTCACGCTTTGGCAAGTTTAATAGCAAGATATCGTCTAATTTATTTGTTAGCCGTTTGATCTCATGCGTGTCCAGCAACTCGCCATTCTCTCCATTTTTAAGCAAAATGTAGTGGCGGATAAAAAAGTCTGCACCGAATAGCTGGTAAACGTCAATTTCATTTAAGGTCTGCAGGTTGTTGCGGATTGTCAGCACGAGGCTTTTGCATTCTCGGGGTGTAGATTTCAAATTTTTGGTTACGACAAAATCATGGTAGGTCCTCAGCACAAAATCAATAAATTCTTGGTAATCATATTCAGAAGCATCACGGGTATACTGAGCAAAAAACGATCCAGGCGACTGAACCCCATATGGCGCCATATAGCGCTGCATTGCTGGGGATCCTAAATCGGCCACGAGACGCCAAGGGGCGTTTTTGTCCACCGAAAACCCCGTCTTCATCGCCACATTTAAATAATAATCAAAATTGCGGCTGTTATAAAATAACTCATAAATTGGTTCATCATTAGAAAAGTCGCCATCGCCTATTTCAATTACAAGACCGGAAGTGAGAAGAGGAACAAATTTGTTTTTCAACATCTCGCCTTTGGTAAAAGGATGCTCGGGCGCTGTTATGCGCGCATATTCAATAAAGTAATTCATGAAAGTAGGAAAATCTCTAATATCAGTCAAATTTTTCTTTTCAAGCTCCGTCAAATATCCAAGAAATTGTTTATAATACACTCGGGCCCGTACGGTTTTCTTCAAAGACTCGAACGGAAAATAGCCTTTCATTGCTATGGGCTCGCCCAACACAGGATCTGTTCTATCTATCTTGCCATTGCGCGCTGCTGTCTGAAAGTATCTACTAAAATCCGCATACGCGTCTGCCACAAAATCGACTGCCATGATCAAGCCGTGCGAATCGCTCATTCCTACTTTTTTCATCATATCGGCGTTATTATCTGCATCTAAAATAACCGGGTTCATTCCAGTATCCATTTTGCCGTAAGTAATGCGCTCTCCAAATCTAAAATCTTTTAAAGTTTTCGAATAATTAGATTTTCCAAATCGGGCGGCGCGCCATTCAACTTCAGAAGTTGCGTTTACCTTAAAGCTTAAGCGCGAAATGTAATTGGTAACTGTGCCCTGTTTGTTGTTTGCTTTAAATGCCATTTTGAGGTGTCCTTGTTTCTATTTTACTTTGTTTTCGAGCAATTCGCGGAAAGCATCGAGGATCACTATTTTGCTTGTGCTGCCTCCTAGTCCCTTGAGATCGATAGGTGCATCGGCGCCAGCGCTGGTGAAGGCCTTGTTGATCGCTTCCATAGCGCTGCGACGCTTCTCGCTATCGCCGCTCCCTAGGGTGCAGTTGATCTTGTTAACGTCAGAGCGAGTAGAACGACTCACAGCATCCTTGGTTGATATCCCTTCTAGGGCGCCATGGCTTGTCCACTTTGCTGTAATTGAAGTGCTGAATTCGCCAGATCGAATTGAGTTCTTGACGTGTGTAATCATATGATATCCTCCGAGGCCGAGCATCCAAGACACACTTTTAGTGTTATTAATTGCTCCGAGAGCAAAATCGATGGTGCGAGGATCAATAAAACACACAGAGCCAGGAAAAATATTAGGCAACCCAAATGTTTCAATTGTGAGCTTATACGGCTCTCTCAATTGAAGGAGTTTACGGTTTTTCCAGTTTGTCTCTGCAGCAAAAAAGCGCGCCTCTCTTACATAAGGCTGATCGTCTTTGGCAAACGTTATTCTTTTCACCATTCCGCTGTTGACACCAAAATTAAACTGATAAAAGGACTCAAGGTTCTCTGCGTTGGGGGTAGGAAAGGCGCCCGATTCAACAAAAGTTGTAATCGGATAAAACAACATAAAGTTTATCCAATTTTCCATTGCTTTTTTAGAATACGCCTGCATCACCGATGTGCCAACGACGGAAGAACTTCTATCTTTTTGAACAATTCGAGTAATGGGAGTGCATGTGCCCTCGGGTCGTCCGGGGCTCGGTGCAAAGTCTGCAAAGGTCATTCGAGGCCCTTGTCCTCCCCACGGGCCCGCAGTGCCGAAGCTTCTCTCTTGTTCCACAATCGCCTGACATTTTCCTATTGCGTCAGCAGGGGCATATGCTTGGCGCATGGCTATCATCGTGGTGGGAGTTAAAGCCTTTGAGGCGCCGTCGTTATCTTGAAAGTTCTTAAATTTGTTCAGCACTTCTCTTAAAAATTCATTCATAAAAAGGCCGAAACTATATTCTGGAAACTGCTTGTTGCCTTGAAACTTAATAATGCGATCAACAAACCAAATCGTAAAAGATTCGAGCGAAATTGGTATATCGCCCAAATTTATATGTTGGTATTCAGGCTTTTGATCTTGCTCCACGTTGGTATTAAAAAGGATGTCCGTGAGCACAATGCGGGTATTTTTCATAGCGTTTCGCGATGAGGCACCGGCTTTAAGTTCTTTCATTGCCTCCCAATATGCTCCCTCAACGTGCTGCTTCACAACTTTTATAAGATCTCCTACATAAAAGAATGCTACTTCTTTTCTGCCGCCAGGAGAATTAGCAACTACGTCCACATTTTTGGTAAAAATATCATCGATACACTTGGTGATATCTTTATCGCATTTAGAAATAGACTTATTGCCTGCCTGGATAATTGCCTCGGCGGTACTGTGACCTGTTGAGCTATCCTCGACTTGCGGATAGATAGAATCTTCACCATCAATGATTCCTCGCAAAATTAGATCTGAAATTTTAGGATAAATATAATATACATACTGGTTTTCTCGCAACAAATTTATTATAGAAGAGAAAGTCTGCTGCTGTAATTCTTTGCCAAACCAGCCCAACTCTTTTGCTAAGCCAGCCTCGAGGTCCTCGTCACTCTTACAGTACTGTAATACCTCTGCCATAAGTCCTTTAGCGGTCGCAAAGGTTTTTTGCAATGTATCGTCAGCAAAAATATTGGTTTGACTAGAAAACGCCATGGCCTCCAAATACCCGCGATAACTAACGATGAGATCGACCGAGCCATTTTCTTGAATGTCAAATCGATGATCAATCAAAGTGGCGATAATAGGGATCGCCGTCGTGTCGATGGCCATTCTCTTCTCTTTTGGAATAATATCGCCCGCAGCCTTGTCTGAATAGGCATGCCCTACTAAAAATTTTACTCTATAATACTCTGCATTCCATTCTTGATTTGTGGAGTAGCCGCTAGCCTTGCCGCTCCCAGCGTTGACGCTGCGTAGCGCTTTGGGACGCGTGATTAAGTCCGCATAACTAAAAGTTTCCCCTCCTATCGTTCTTTCTTTCACAATATCGGTAAAGCTTTGGAAGTGAAGCGTTAAAGTCATGACAATATCTTTTGTGTCGTTCGCCGGGTTGGTTCCTTGATATTCCCACTCGAAACTCCGGATGCCAACACCATTT